GGCGGCGGAGGCGGCGGTTACAGTTCCGGCGGAGGCGGGGGCGGTGGTTCTACCAGAACCATCAACCGTACCAGCGCAGCCCAGGAACCGGGAACCGAGGGGTCAAATGCCGCTGGGATCCCAGGCGCTGTGGTCATCCTGGATGCCAATACGCCGTTAGCGGCTGCGCCTCCTGATACGGCACTACTATAGGTATCTGACAGCTTTACATGCGCAAACTTGCTTGCCGTCGATTTTGCCCCCACATGGCTTATCAGCGTGGCTACCGCTTTGGACACCTTGCCCATAATTACACCTATTTTTTCGCCGGTGCTGATATTCGCCAGACTGGATGCCTGCGTAAATACCGCTGTTGTATTGCTGGCATCCCCTGTTTTCTCCATCTTATTGTTCCACTTAGTACGCTCGGATGCGGTGATATGTATGGTGCTGTTGCCGGTATGCCCGTCAAGCTCTGCCTGTGGCGCCTTGCTGCCAATGGCAGATTCCAGTGCGTCTACCACATTTTCATTGTCCTGCATTGCCTGCGCAATCTCCCCCAGTGTGTCAAGGGTGGACGGCGCGCCGTTAATCAGTTCTGCAATCTTAGTATCTGTATAGCCCGTGGACTGCTGGTATGCCTTATTCAGTTTTTCATCTACCCCATCTGATATGTTCTTTACAACAGAATTAACCGTTTTTTCCAATATATCTACTTTTTCCTTTGTCTGGTTCAAACTTTCTGCGTCCGCATAAGCCCCCGAAAAATTAACCCAGATCTCCTTCGCCGTTCCAATATTTATAATATATTCCTGTACAATTTGAACCGAATTATTCCCTAAATACGGAGGCATATAATCCCCCTGTTCGGCATCCACTACGGCAATGGAATACAGTATTTCGGTATCGCTTTCATTTAAAATATCCTTGGCAAATAGGCCTATTTCGTTTACGTAGTATCCTGCATCAACAATAGAAACCCCTTCTGTATTACAATTGGAAATAACTGATGTAAGTTTTAAAGAATATGCATTCAGCAGTGTTTTATCAGAAAAAGCAAATACGTTTTTTACTGACCTGAGGTTTTCTGCTTTTCTCAATTTTTCCATGCTTTTTTCATCTTCAGAATAGTAGCCACATCCCACTTTCATATAAGTAAAGACTATTTGCGATTTACCTGCCTGTGCCTGCATAAGCAACGCAGCTCCTTTATCCGTCATAACTGCATCCCTAAACATCTGCGCCATGTCATAAAACCTCCCTGTTTATATTATTCTCACAAATCACGGCATTTCTAAACACTGCATTATGTACTATTCCATACCCAAAACTTCCGACTATAGTACGATACACTCCTATGCTGTCAAAATAAGACCTTGTATTTTTTACGGACCGCATAATTTCAAGAAAATATCTATACATTTCGTCTGTAGGCGTTTTTGTCGTTTCGATTTTGAAATGATATGGTTCCCCGCCATACTGATACCATTCCCGTACTCTGCCTTCACCAAATACCGTTTTTACCAATTCTTCCACTGTAGCCGGTGTTCCTGCTTTTTCATGCCATTGTAACGTATTTTTTACTAATTCCCTCTTTTTTCCGATTTCAAGGTTTTCATCATAATATGGTGTATTGATTTCAAGAGCCAGCATATCCAGCATATCTTCTTGAAGCCTCTCCATCATCGAATAAATTCCAATGTTATCACAATAGGAAAGTAACTTTATTATTTCTTGACTTACCGCATAGCTGAGAGCTTCCATTTCAGGACCATAAGCCAGATATTCAGGCAAAATATCAGAAATCCGGCTATCTTTTAAACTAATCATCCTCCAGCCCTCCGTAAACTATGTTTACTCCCTTGCACATTGCCACACTTATATCACTGACAGTTTTATGTTCTGGATACATGACAATAACCCTCTTTGCTCCTGCAGCCATGACCCTTTGTATTAAACATGAAGGGTTAATATCACGCCCTATCTTTGCTGACTGCCACTTCTGATATAATTCTACTGCAGCATGAATATTCTCCTGTATTTTCATTGCTGATGATTTGTCACTATCTGCTATGTAATAGGTAAATTCAATGTTATAATTTTCAGTATTGGGCGCAAGCACAGACACCCTATCTGTCAATGGGCGGATATTATCATTATCTATGACGGTTTTTACCTTTTCCAACAATACATTATCAGGAAGTTCCCCACCCTCACATATGAAATATATATGTATTTCGCCGGGACTGGGGGAAACAACACTGACATCACTGATTAATGAGCTTACTGATTTTGTCCAATAGACATAGGCATCTTTAGGCCCTGCCACCGAATAAGAACCTGTTGAAAAATAAATACGGTCCTTCAAACTATCATCATCTTCCTCATCTGCGCCGCCGCCTGTATTTTCTGTGTTTGAAACCGCAGAAATATATGGTAGTGTATTCACCAGTGTATTCAATTCCCCTGCTTCCAGTTCATTTCCTTTTTTACCATTCTCCGTACAAGTAGCAGATACCTCAACAAATGTACGTCCTGCCTCTATTTCTGCATATGTATCTGTTGCAAAAAAAACTTCATTTCCGTTTGTCACTCTTGTTCCTGCAGGAATTCCAATTGCAGACTTTATTTTCCTGTCAGTTGCAAAACGCAGAACAGTAGAAGCGGCCTCCGCCTTTTTACGCTTAACTCCGCGAAGTGCAGCAAGATTATCAAGGTATTCACCTCTCGCATATTTTAAAAATCCCATTTTTCCTGCGTAATCCACATACTGCATCGCCTGATATATCTGCATTGCACAGGCATACATAATAAGTCTATAGGGATTCGCCGGAGCAAGAACCGCCTCTTTTCCTGTAACCTCTTTATATTTTTCCAGAAAATCTTTTATCATCTGCGTAAGCACTTCATCAACAGTAGTATTATCAATAAAACTGATATCAGGAAAGTTCTCCGTAACCACTCCCATATACATATCCCTCCGCTTTTGCAAAATATATGTACGGCTTAATCTGTCCGCTTATACTTGTTTTAAATTGTATGTCCTTTACTTGTGCTCTGGGCTCATAAACACGTACTTTTTCCGTTATCTCCAGTGCAAGCATATTTTGTGCAACATTCAATGGGTAACCTGCTATATTGTCCAAATCAATACCAAAATCCCTGTCCATCGGCAAACTGCCCTCCCTTATGGACAGTAATACTTCGAGACACTTTTTTACGTCAGCAAATTCTTCCTCCGAAAATCCATCACCGCTTAGTTCTATATAAGCCTCCATATCAGCCTCCTATATGTATTCCTGCAGCGTTAAGGTAACCTTTCCCTGTACCAGTTTCCCGTCCTGTATGATAATGTCCCATGATTCGCTCATATTCGTAATCACCCAGTTATAGATTCCCACTGAACGCCCTCCAAGAATAAACGGGTTATTTTCACCATTTTCTATTGCTTTCTCAATCCTCTCCATGGTTGCTCTTGGCCGGATTCCATGGCTGACAGAAAGCAGTACCGAAAAACTGATTTCTCTTATATCAGGTCCCAAAAACTCCAGTTTCGGTTTTTCGCCTATAATGGCATGGTTCGCCCATCTTCCTTTTACAGTCTGCACCATTTTGTGAATAGTAATAACCTGTCCTGCGCTCACCTCAAATGTAATCAGTTTTCCCAGATTTCCAATAACTGCCATGCCGTACCCTCCGTTAAACCATGTGCTGCAAAGACAGATGTTCCTCAATGCGTTCCATCCTTTTCAGCAATTCTTTCAACGTTACCGTCCCATAAGAACACTGCAGTATAACAGATTCTGCATCCAAAACAATCTCTTGCCCTTTCAGCACATAAGACCCCTCATTGCAAGTGACGTAAACCTTTTCGCCGAAATCCTTCCTGTACCCTGCTTTTGCTTTGGGCGGCGTGCCGCTTCCATAATAAGTTCCCAGAACAAAGCCCTTACTGCTGCCATTTTCCAAATGCAGTGTAACCACTTTGTCCCCCGTATTTGGCATGGAATATTCTCCGTTCATGGTAAGCATTGCTAATGGCAGTGAACTACTTTTACTGTCCTCATACATGACTTTCACCTTGCCCGTATTCGGATATATATTGGTTACTTTCCCTACTCTAGTCAGCATAATGATTCCTCCGGTATGGAAAGCTCTGTCCCTGCCCATATCCAATGCCCGTTATCCGAACCACGCTTTCCATGTGCCTTTGCCACGGTCTCAATAACTTCCATATTTGCATGGTAAATCACACCATGTTTTTTACCTGTCCCATAAAATTTTTTTGAAATACCCCATAAAGTATCCCCGCTCTTAACAATATACTTGCTGTTTTCCACTCCGTCTTGCACTGTAGCAAACGCTTTGACAGGTTTTTGAACCCTGTGCAAGGATAACTGCATCCTGTATCCGCTTTCATCTATACTGTGTCGCACTTCATCCACATAATACTTTCCATCAAGGCTTTCCAACCCAGATATCCCAACACAGTGCGTTGCAACTAGTTTTATATCTGCCATGATGCTGACTTTTAAGGTACAGATTTTTCGGTTGGCGCTGTTTATTTTTGCCGCCGCCTGCAGCTCTGCATCATAACGCCCTGAAGCCTGAACATTCAACGTGTATGTTCTCCCTGAATCCCCCATTACTACATGTATATTTTCTTTTTCATCAGGGTCGGTATAACTCAGTTCAACCCCTGTATATGTTCCATCGATGGTCTCACTACAGTTCCAAGAAAGCATATCTTCTTCTTTAATTGTCAGAACCTCTTTCTTCTCTTCATACTTCCCAATGTCAAAAATTACAATTTTTTTGTTATACACTTTCATTCCTAAACCGTACTTTTCACACAGTTCATACAAAAAAGCACTGTCCGTCTGGTTGTTCTGCTCTATCTCATTTATTCTGATTGTATCCGCATCATAATACAGAGATACCCCTGCTGCGTGTGCCACCTCCGAAGCAATATTACATATCGTAGTCTTTTCCCACGTATTTGTCCTTTTGCGGGTTTTAAAATCATCATCTGCAGGCACACTTACGCCCCCAATTACACAGCTTAATGGTCTGCCTCTAAAGGAAACATCATCAACAACGAAACTGCCACAGTCAAAAAACGCCTCTCTGCCAGCCGAATTCCAATTTTTAAGATTGACTTTTATTCCAATCTGAGCGCTTTTTTGAGGCTTGAGCCTTCCAAGCCAACCTTTGTCAATGTTATGCGCTGTAATTGACATACTGTCGGACTGCCCGCTTGCTACATCTGTGTAGGAAAAAGCGGTTGCTGCTTTCGCAATCCATTTTCCAAGATGCTTCGAATCAGGAACCGTTACAGCATATTGTACATTGCTTTCCATTCCTTTGCCGTCCGGTATGACAAGCTCGGTACCCGCCCATATCCAGTGCCCGTTATCCGAATTCTTCTTTCCATGTGCCTTTGCTGCTTTTTCAATAATATCTATATTTGCATTGTAAATTTCAGAATGTCTTTTCCCGCTTCCCAAATAAAGCTTTGCAATTCTCCACAAAGTATCTCCCTGAACCACTATGTATTTTCCTGCGACAGTCCTGCCTGATGCAGATGTGGACAAATTTTCAGTCTGCCCACCATACTCATCATACGTGACATCCAAAAACACACTTCTTGACAACGCCATAATTACTGCCTCCATTCCGGAATATTGCTGTATTCCTTCGGTTTATCCTGCACCACAACTTCTATCCCTGCCGGAAATACGAAATAGGTTAAAAGATTCTGATTGCACGCCATAAGGAATGACATGTCAATTTCACTCCCGTATACCTTCTTTGCAATTTTGTCCCATGTGTCACCTGATTTCGTTTTATACACTACTGCCATGGCTATACTCCTTATCAAAAAGATACACGTCCGTGTGCCTTTATATACTGTTCCATCATTTCTTCAAACTCATCCTGAGACACCTTTAGTGCTGCTGCCAAATCTTCTTTGTCAG